CGAGCTTGTTTGACCTGTGCAGACACTTCGCCTATGACAACCTCTGGGCGAATCTCGGCATGAACGCGACGGAGTACCGCGCCTACTGCGTTGAGGAAGTCCTCAAGCTCAACGCGGAACTCCCGGAGCCGTATCCGGAGTCGGATGTTCGCGACACGGCGGAGAGCTGCGCCTCGTGGGCCAGGAATAACCTGGTCCCGGCCAGCATGAAAAGGAACCAGCAGCAGGCCATGGCCAAGCGGAGGAACGCCAAATGAGCCGGTGGTACGACTATGTCCAGCGGGTCCTGCGGGAGCACGGTATCAGTGCCGCGGCGGCCGCCCGGCAGGCCGGCCTCGCTGGGGCAGGCATTCACAACTGGAAGAACGGCACCCGGCCCTACGCGGCGTTGGCAGTCAGGTTCGCCAGGGGGATGGGCGAGAACGTCCTGGAAGCCCTGGTGGAATGCGAACTCATTACGGAGGATGAAGCCGCGCGCCCACCAGAAAAGCGAAAGAGGTCCACCGTGAAATGGTTCGGCGAGCCTTGGCCCAGCGACGAGTCCCGGGCCCCGGTGTGCGAGGACGACGCCGACCGGGTGGACCCGCCGCCGGCGGGGGAGCAGTGCGTGCTGTGCGGGGAGCTATTCCCGCCCGACGCGCAGGGGATCACACTGCCCCACCTCTCGGCGGACCTGAAGACCGACATCCGTTACGCGCACATCGAGTGCATCGTCCAGAACGTCGGAGCCTGATAGTTGCAGTCCAGCACTTCTGAGAAAATGGTTGCCAACACCACAACTACTCGGGAGAATACCTTGGACCCTCAACTAGCCAAACTGATGGCGGAAGTAAACTACCGCGTGCCGGTCAAGCTCTTCTGGCGCGGCGCACAAATGGTGGCTTACGCATTCCCTCGACAGTTCGACGGCTTACAACAGGAAGCCCATGGGAAAACCAGCCGCTCCAGGGGTCCCAAGGTCTTTAATGACGGGGTTTGGATAGGGCGCTCCGAGTCAATCACTAGCTGCCGCGAAAGTGGCGGAACGCTGGTCTGGTTTCGCCAGTTAGGGCATGCCCACCTTCCTGTTGATGACTTGAAGGTCGTCAGGTTCCGGCTTCATGAAACCGCAACCGTCTATCGCTACCGCGTGGCGAAAATCCGGAGCCCCAAGCCCCATGAGATCCCTGAAGATCTGGAAGCTTACTTCGAGGGGGTCTTACCTTCCGAAGCCAAGATGCACCCCTGGTATCCCAAGCTGGGGCCGAAGCATATGAGGTCGGCCGCTTAAAGGCATTCCGCTTCGCTCCATGCTGCATTGAATGGAAGCGCGCTCTCGCGCGCCGGTGGAAAGGCCTTCGCAAGCTCAGCGCTGCACCCTCCGTTCCCTATCTCTCAAAACTTTCGCAGAGCGGAATACCTGGGCACGGTTGGAGAGCTAGGAAACGGAGAGACCCCCTAGCAGACCCGCACGCAGAAATGCGTGACTGAAATTGGGACTGCTAGAGGGACTGTCTGAAAACTGGGCACGGCCCGAGCCGCTGAGGTTTCCGTCAGACTGACACGGGGATTACTCGCGTCACAGGGCCGGTATGTGAGTGGTTCCCGCCAGGAGCCGCTACCGCGCCTGGCCTTGATGTTCGAATATCCTCGGGAGTACGGGCCTGCCTTTACCTCCGAGAACCACGTTCTCGTTAGGCACGTCTTGGTTTCCCTCAAACTACACCCGGTGTGCAAACCGGTGGTGCGATTTTGTAACCCACATCACATAGCTATAGCATGCACGCCGACACGCCGAGTGGGGTACTCCCATGCCCGGCAAAGGCGGAGTACACTTGATTCAGTTGTTGATAGCAATTAGACGATAGCCCGGGAGACGGCAAACTCCCGGGCAATCGCATTTAACGGGCGTGTCGTGTCGCGTTTACACCTAATTAAGGTTCTGCTCGGCGGTCCTGATATACTCTCCCGTGGCCCCGGTGGGTGAAGCGATTAGACTCCGCTCTGACGCCGGGGCCGCCTCCTGCCGGTGGACGCCTCCAGCTCCACCGACCGGCGCACTCCGGGGAACTGCCTCCTGCTAGGGGCAAGGGCGTGCGCCACATGCGAGGGCAAGGCCCCGGCGATGGTCCCCCCAGGTTCGAACGCCGGGGCTTTGCTGTACCATGGGGCTTGCCGGCCCCAGGGCTTGTCCATATATCCCGATCTGCGGTTTGTTTTAGCTGACTTCCGCTGCTCCCGGGGCCGGCATCCACGTTTCACAGTGTGACGAAGGTCTAGCGCACTATAGTTGTGTTTATGGCCAAGCAAATGAAACAGTCAGGGATGACAGCGGCGGCAAGCGCCCGTGGAGCCCCGTAAACAAGCATGACAAGGCTGTCGCGGCCTCTTGACTCGCTGTCACAGGTAAAAAAAATCTACCGGAATGGCTTGCTTTGGATGTAACGTATGGAGTATCCATGCGGGACCCATACCACAAGGCACTGACATTTTCGGAAGGAAGGGATCTGATGCCAGCGATCAGGAAGTTACCAGACGGCGCGACACTGAGGCGCCTCCGCTCTCAGGGATGGACGCAGCGGGAGATCGCCGACACCTATGGCGTCTCCGAGTCGGCTGTCTGGAAGGCCCTGCAGCGTGACGGCGGGTACAACGCGCCGGAGCCCACCTACCGGGACATTCTCCCGTGGGATCTGGCCGACGAGCACAAGGCAACTGCCATCATGGAGCGTTTCCGCTCCATCGTGAAGCAGAAGAAGGGCGCGACCCTGCGGCCGGAGGAGGAGCACCTGCTCACCCGCTGGCTCAAGGACCTGGCTGACAACAACCTGGTTGTTGCCTACCACCCCGACGCCCCCGCCAACACCGCCTCGACCAAGGGCGGCTTCTACTACACCGAGCGCGAGCCCGGTGATGACTGGATAATCCGCCGCCCCGCTACTCCGAGCAATCTGTCCTGAGAAAACTAAGTAGCCTTTTGACTTGACGACACAGTTCAAGTTTGTTAGTAAAGGCTCTTTCCTTAAGGCATATCCCCGGGGCAAGATTGGGTGGTGGTTAGGTCTAGAAGCAGGCTCTTGACCATAAATCTCCAACCCATAGTGCTCATGAGGGGGACACATGGATCAAGCAGGAGGCACGGGCTTCATCGCCCCTACCGCTCCGGAGGACACGGCAGTCCTCACAGCAGTTGTCGAGGAATCGTTCGAGTCGATCCTTCAGATTCCATACGTCAGTGTGGTGAAGATCAACGGCGAGTGTCAGGCGGAGGTGTGGCTCTGCGGGGACGAGGTCTATGACAGGCTCCGTCTCGACAGGGCCCACCAGGCGGCAGCCAAGGAGGGCCAGAGGTCCTACGCAACGAGGCACGGCGGCTACGGCAATCTGACTATTCATTTCTCGGAGTATCCGAATGGAGGCGTGTGAGTTCTGACAACTTGACCACGGCGGGGGAGGTGGTCCAGTTGGGGACCGCCCTGCTTGTGGGGCGTTTCACCGACGGCAGCCCCGAATGGCACGAGGCACGCCGGAAGGTGATCGGTGGATCCGAAGTCGGATCCATCCTTCAGGTAAATTCCTTCGAGTCCCGGTATGTGTTGTGGTACCGCAAGGCAGGCTTCCTCACTCAGGAGGAGCCGGCCGAGCCGAATCCGCTTTTCGAATGGGGTCACCGGCTGGAGCCGGTGGTGGCGGAGAAGTTCGCCGACATGCACCCCGAGTACGACGTGCAGGTGTCCGGGTCCTGGATCCATGAGGACCGGCCCTGGCACGGCGCCAACCCTGACCGGCTGCTCTCCGTTGAGTACGAAGTGATCGACGAGGACGGCCAGCTCCTGGACATCGAGTCCGACGTCGAGGCGGTCCTGGAGATCAAGACCTCCATGAACGGCTACGGCTGGGACAGGGACATGTGTCCCGTGAAGTACGTCGCCCAGCTCCGCTGGTACCTGGAATGCTTCGGCCTGGACTACGGCTACCTGGTCGTCCTGGCCAGCCTCGGGGACTACCGGGAGTACCTGGTACCCCGGGACCCCTCCAAGCCCGTGGTGTCCCAGCAGACCGGCCGCGAGGAGTGGTACTCCATCGGCGGCCAGGACATGATCGATGAAGTCAGGGACTTCTACCTCTCCCTCCCCGGGCAGCTGACGGCCGAGGGAACCCCGCCCGAGATCGACGGCGGGAACGATACCTACGAGATGATCCGTGAGCGCCACCCCGACATCCTCAATGTCGACGTCGAGGTGGACCCCGTGATCGCTCAGCAGTTGTCCGAGGCCTTGGCGGCCGAGAAGGCCGCCATCGCCGAGGCCCAGCGCATGAAGAACGTCATGCTGGAACTGATCGGCAAGGCCCGCCGGGCCGTGATCCCCACCGACGATCCGAAGCGTCCCCTGGTGGTCGCCCGAAGACAGTCGAAGAACGGCGGCAAGCCCTACCTCGTCACGGTGTGACGCTTTTTTTTAGGCCGCAAGGTTGTGTTTAGATCTACCAAAAGTAAGGAAGTCATCTTGACTGAAGCTCCCATCACCACCACGCTCAAGGCACCCGGCGCCAACGCCCCCTGGGTGGTCATCCGGTCCGAGAACACGGCGCAGCTGGCGCAGCAGCTGGCCGAGATCCAGCACAACGCCACCTTCGCCGAGCTGGCCCGTGCCAACGAGGCCTTCGCCGCCCACTTCACCGTCGGCGGGATCCTCGGTGCACGCCCCGTGGACGCCCCCGTGAACACCGGAGCCTTCGCAGCCCCGGCCCCGGCTCCCGTCGTCCCTGAGCAGGCTCCTGCGGCTTCCTACGGGGCTCCTGCGCCCGCTCCTCAGTACCAGGCGCCGGCTCCTGCCGCCCAGGGCACCCCCGGTGCCCCGATCGTGGCCGGCATGCCCGCCAAGCTGGTCTCCGGCACCTCCGCCAAGGGCACCTGGCAGGCCTGGGCTGACCCGCGGCCGAAGGACGCCACGGACCACATGCAGAAGACCGATGATGTGAACCACCCGGGCCTCATGGCTGGTACGCATAAATTATGGCGTTTCATCCGCTAGCCATGAGTACTGATCTCGACGTCGATGTTTGCTCGCTCACGGAGCTGGACTTTCCCGTCCCGTGCGGCCACAGCCAGCACTTCACCAACGACACGGGCAAGCACGACGTCGGGGACGCCACGCACGTAGCCATTGCCTACCACGACTGCCGCAACGAAGGCGGCCCCGCCGTCTACCCCTGCTGCACTTCCTGGGCACAGCATGTGCTGGCCATGACCGCAATGGGAACGAAGATGATCTGCACCCGCTGCGGCACCATGGACTACTGGTCTGAAATGGTCGCCATCGTCGGAGTGCTGGACTGAAAGGTGAGCCATCCTTTCCCTGAATCAAGGGCGCCGTAAGAACCTGGGATCCGGGGAACCGATCTACAGTCCCTTCCAGATCCTGAACGCCAACGAAGTATTCATCCGCAAGGGCACGCTGACCCTCATCACGGCGGCCCCGGGAACCGGCAAGTCCGCCGTGGTGCAGTCCATGCTGCAGCGCGGCAACGACCAGGGCCTGCACAACCGGGTCCTCTACCACTCGGCCGACACCAACGAATCCGATACCTGGATCCGGGCGTGTGCGATCGCGACCGGCTTTGAGACGTCCGACATCGAGCGGGACATCAGGGCCGGCCTGGTCAACGGCTACGAGGCCGAGGTCAGGGCGTCCACCTCCCACATGGAGTTCGCCTACGATTCGAGCCCCAGCGGGGAGGACATCCTCCAGGAGTTCGAGGCCTACGCCTGCAAGTACGGCATCTACCCCGACGTTTTTGTGATGGACAACGCGTCCAACCTCTACGCCGGGGAGGGTGAAGAGTTCGCGGCCCTGCAGGGGAACATGGACTTCCTCCACGGGCTGGCCCGTGACACCAAGGCCGCGATCATCACCCTGCACCACACCACCGGGGAGTACACCAACGGGGACCGGCCCATCCCGAGGGCCGGGATCAGGGGAAAAATCGACAAGACCCCCGAAACGATCCTCACCCTGCACCGCCGGCTGGACCAGCTGTACGTCTGCCCGGTCAAGAACAGGTCCGGCAAGGCCGACCCCCGCGCCGAGTGGATGCTTCCGCTCTATTCGGACCTCGCACGCATGCATTTTCAGGGTTAGGAGACCCATTGAGTGACACCACGTTCATCCACGAAGTAGGCCGTGACACCAACGTCAGGGTCCAGCTGACCCTGGACGCCGAGGAGCTGGTCGAGCTGCGGAACATCGCGGCCGCCGCGATCGACCCGTTCGGCAGCAGCAAGGATGACGAAGAGTTCGTCCGCACGATGAACAACGCCAACACCATCTTCAACTGGACCGAGCTGGTCCTGGCCACCCTGGAAGCCGAGCCGTCCGGCCTGGTGAAGCTGCTTGGCGAAGAGGAATAG